AAGCGAGATAAGTTTACTTGCAAGATGTGCAAGATGAATGGTAAAAAGAAGAAATTGTATGTTCACCACATTAGAAAGTGGGCTAGCGCCTCTTCTCTGAGGTTTGATGTCAATAATGGCATAACCTTATGTTATAATTGTCACAAAGAAGTAACAGGCAATGAGGGGCATTACGAAGGTTATTTATTGGGGTTAATAGATGGCTAAAAAAACTATTCCTAAATATACAGTATTGCAAGATACCAGAGAACAAAAGGGTTGGTATTTTGGTGAATATGATAAGTGCGCGGGTATGCAGAAAGAAACTCTTAAAACTGGAGACTATACGCTCAAGGGTTTTGAGGAAATGGTTTGCATTGAGAGAAAGTTCTCCGTAGAAGAAATAGCGAACAATCTTGGGAAAAAGAAAAAAGCCTTTGATAAAGAGATGCAGAGAATGAAGGACTTCGCGTTTAAGTACATTATCTGTGAATTTTCTATGTCAGACTTAGTAGATTACCCGAATTCTATTTTTTCTGATTATATGAAGCAAACCAGACCGGCCTATGTTGAGGCACAAATAAAAAAGCGACGTATAACAGGTAAGTATTTGCTTAGATCTTTAATGGAATACCAAAATTGGTATGGCATACATATTCTTTTCTGTGATAACAAAGAAAACGCCTTCTTGGTAGCTAACAGTATTTTTAAGAGGTTGAATGAGATGTTCCATGAACCGACCGAATAGATCACAAATATATTCAGCCTTATCAAATTGGCACGACTATGGCTTATTGTCGCAGACAAGAGAAATATTTCTTGAGTCGGGAGATGATGGGCTGGGATCGAAACATGCTGTAGAGTTTATCAAAAACCTAACAATGCTTGAGTCGCTGAATAATAACCCAATAATTGTTCATCAATATAACATTGGCGGAGACCAGAATGCTGGCTTTGCGATATATGACGCAATAAGGGCAAGCAAATCCAAATTCTTATTTTTGTGTTATGGATCAGCATCTTCTATGGGTAGTATTATACCGCAAGCAGTCATAGGTAAAGGTCTAAGGGTCACACACCCCCATACAGAGTGGTTAATACATGAAGGGTCTTGCGAGTCCAGTGGGACAACAAAGCAGTTTATATCGAACGCTGAGGCCCTCAAAAGATCAAAAGAACTAATGTATGACATATATGTTACCGCATGCAAAAAGGGCGTAGCATTTAAAGGCAAGAAGCCCGTAGAAATAAAAGCAATCTTGAAGCGTCGGCTAAATGTAAAAGAAGACTGGATACTTAATGGTCAGCAGGCTGTCGAGTATGGGTTTGCTGATATTTTGTTTGGCAAAGGTCAAAACAACTCAATAGAAAATATACTAAAGAGACTGTGATGAAAAAAGAAAACATAGAAAAAATGCTACAAGATGCATGGCTTGGCATAAGTGTAAAAGAAGAAGATCTATTCAATCCAATTGATTTTATATTTCATGATGGAGACAACGATAGAATATTAGAAAGAATTGCTTGGCTTTTTATGCAGCCTGAATATTTTTCTTTTGCATGTAAATATATTTTGAATATTGAAATATCGCCATTCCAATCTTTGCTATTGCAAGAGATGTGGAACAAGAAGTTCCCAATGCTTATAGGTAGTCGTGGTATGGGTAAGTCATTTATACTTTCTGTGTACCCTCTCCTTAGAGCTTTGTTTATGCCCAGAAGAAAGATTATCGTTGTCGGTGCGGCGTTTAGACAGTCTAAAGTTCTTTTTGAGTATATGGACACCATTTGGAAGAATGCGCCCGTTCTGAGGGATCTGTGCGGCTCTAACAGTGGACCAAGAAGAGATGTCGATAGATGCGTAATGCATATTGGAGATAGTACCATAACATGTTTACCTCTTGGTGATGGAAGTAAGATTCGTGGTCAGCGCGCTAACGATATTATTGCTGATGAGTTTGCTTCTATCCCTAGAGATATTTTTGAAAATGTTGTAGCTGGTTTTGCTGCGGTGTCGGCATCACCAATAGAAAAGGTCAAGAGTAAAGCCAGTAAAAAGAAAGCCGAAGAGCTAGGGATTATCTATACACCAGAAGCAAGCAATGAGCTTACCGATAAATCAAACCAAATTATACTCTCCGGAACAGCATATTACGATTTCAATCATTTTGCCGATTACTGGAAAAGATACAAAGCTATTGTGAATAGCGGAGGAGACAGATTCAAGCTGCAAGAGGTTTTTGGCGTAGACGTTCCTGAAGACTTTGCTTGGGATGAATACTCCGTAATAAGAATGCCTGTTACGACGTTGCCAGAGGGATTCATGGATGAAGGACAGATAGCTAGAGCTAGAGCGACAGTCCACGCAGGTATTTTCCAAATGGAATATGGAGCATGTTTCACAACAGATAGTCAGGGATTTTTCAAAAGATCTTTAATAGAAAACTGCGTAGCATCAGAATCAAACAGCATAAAGATTAATAATGAAGATGTTCATTTTGAAGTAATGCTCAAGGGAGACCCAGAGAAAAAATATATCTTTGGAGTTGACCCGGCTTCTGAGGTTGACAATTTTAGTATTGTAGTTCTAGAATTAAATGGCACACACCGTAGAGTGGTTCATGTATGGACCACAAATAGAAGTCAGCATAGAGAAAAGTTAAAATCGCATATGGTAGACGAGGACGATTTTTATTCATACTGTGCTAGAAAGATACGAAATCTAATGAAGGTGTTTCCCTGCGCTGAAATAGCTTTAGATGCACAAGGGGGAGGTATAGCTGTAATGGAAGCTCTCCACGATAAAGACAAGGTTAGAGAGGGAGAACATAAGATCTGGCCTGTTATAGATTGGGATAAACCTAAAGACACGGACAACGAAGCTGGTCTACACATATTGAAAATGTGTCAGTTTGCGAAGTACGATTGGCTAGCAGAGGCTAATCACGGCTTGAGAAAAGACTTTGAAGATAAATTAGTCTTGTTTCCTGACTTTGATGCTGTTAGCTTGGGCTTGTCTGCAGAAGAAGATGGGAGAGAAGGTAGAGTGTATGACACTCTAGAAGACTGTGTTATGGAGATAGAGGAATTAAAGAACGAACTATCCATGATAGTCATGACTCAGACCGGAACAGGAAGAGAGAGATGGGATACTCCTGAAGTTAAAGTTGCGGCGGGGAGAAAGAGAAGATTACGCAAAGACCGTTACTCTTCTTTGATCATGGCCAACATGTCAGCTAGGCAAATGGCAACAGAGAAAACAGTACAAACGTATGACCATTATGGTGGGTTTGCTAAAAAGTCCAATACTATTGATAATAAAGAAGACGGTCCAATGTACAGAGGACCCTCTTGGTTTACTGAAAATATGGACAATATATACTAATACTGTGTATATTGTTATGAATACAACTATCAATACTATTGCTTAGAGAGGTAATGCAAATGTCCGACGATCTTTACTTAACATGGTCTGATGATTTAGAGAAAAGCAAGGCCTATCAACAGTCTTCTGACAATGTTCATGCCTATGACGGAATACAAAAATCATACGCTTACGACAATAGAACTTTTATAGACGTTGAGTCATCTCGTTCTGTTCGCCCAAGTTTCTATAGAAATGACTACAATGCGTTTCGTCCGGGCGAAGCTGTACCTAAACAGCAAAAAAGAATAATGAAGATGTGTATGCAGGCCTACGATAGGGTTGGTATTGTAAGAAACGTTATCGACCTAATGGGAGACTTTGCTTCTCAAGGCCTCACACTAGTGCATCCCAATAAATCTATCGAAAGATTTTATCGAAAGTGGTTTGAGCAGGTTGGCGGATTAGATCGCTCCGAAAGATTCTTAAATTATCTTTACAGGTGCGGCAACGTTGTAGCAAAAAGAAGAACGGCAAAGATTAGTAAGAAAAAAGAAGCCGAGCTAAAAAGAAGTAGCGCTGCTGCAGATATGAAGATAGAAGAAATGTCTGTATCTAAACGCGAGATTCCATGGAAGTATGATTTTCTAAACCCACTAGCTGTATCGGTAAAGAATAGCGAGACCGCAGCTTTCACAGGCGACCTAGAGTATGTGCTCAAAGTATCAAAGACAACAGTCAACTCTCTTTTAATGTATAATGGTCGAGAGGGTAACAATAAACCTCTCCCAACATCAATGCTTAAAAAGTTTAGTGGAGGGGAAAGAGAAATACCTCTTGATAGAGAAAAAGTAATGATGTTCCATTACAAGAAAGACGATTGGAACATGTGGGCAAATCCTATGATCTATGCTATTCTTGATGACATTATTATGCTAGAGAAGATGAAGCTTGCGGATCTGGCGGCGCTAGACGGAGCAATCTCAAATGTAAGACTCTGGAGGATCGGTGATTTAGACCACAAAATCATTCCTACCAAGGCGGCGATTAACAAACTAAGAGATATCTTGGCTAGCAATGTTGGCGGAGGTACAATGGATTTAGTTTGGGGTCCAGAAATTGACTTCAAAGAAAGTAGTACTCAGGTATACAAGTTCTTAGGCTCAGAGAAATATCAACCAGTTCTTACCAGCGTTTATGCCGGTCTTGGAATCCCACCAACTCTTACCGGCGCGGCAGGAGCGAGTGGAGGATATACAAATAATTACGTATCATTAAAAACTCTAATTGAAAGACTAGAGTATGGAAGAGAAGTTCTAAAGCAATTCTGGCAACACGAAATCAAGCTAGTACAAAAAGCTATGGGATTTAGGTTTCCTGCAGAGAT